ATCCGCAATGGTGAAATCGGTAACTTGTATGGTATGCCTGTGTTTGTGTCTAGCAATGCTGATTCAGCATCTGCCACAGCCGCTTATCCTACTTCTGGTACTGCTATCGCCCGTGTGTGTTTGATGGGTCATCGTGATGGCATGGTTCTGGTTGAGCAAATGGCAATTCGTTCACAGACACAATACAAACAAGAGTATCTTGGCACTTTGTTCACCGCTGACACCCTTTATGGTGTTGGTGAACTGCGTGACTACGCCGCTTTTGCTTTGGTTGTGCCTTCCTAATAGCAGTTGCGCCCCCTGCCCTAGTGGTGGGGGGACTTTTTTAACTTAATTAGGAGAATTCAAAATGGCATCAGCAACCGCTGTAGTATCAAAACGAGATCAAGCTTCCTTTCGTGGCTTGTTTAACGACACATGGTCAGTAACTGCAACTCTGGACTCAGCATCTGTAGCTACAGGTGCGGCAGGTGCGGCAACTGACACAATCACTGTCGCAGGAGTAGCATTGGGTGACATGGTTATCGCTATGTCTGTGGGTGTTTCAGAAGCTGGCATTGTTCGTCGTGCTTATGTTTCCGCCGCAAATACTGTGACTGTGGCAACTGACAACTTGACTGGTAGTTCTGTCGATCTGGCATCAACTACCATCAAATTGATTATTGCTCGACCTGTTTAAACAGACTAGGGGAGGGGGTAAAACCTCTCCCTTTTAACTTTTGAGGGTTCTATGGCAGTATTTAAATGTGTGATAAGCGGTAACACTGTGACTTTTGTTCATCAAGTCGATATTGACTCAATGAAAGGTCATTCTGGTTACGAAAGAATAGATATTGTAGAACCTGTAGAATCCAAGTATGATGATAATCTAGTACGGACAGATACCGCATTTGCGCCTGTCATCCCACAAATTAAGCGTATGGGAAGACCAAGAAAGGTAGCAAATGGCTGATGTAGATGCTAGAGATTTTGGCAAGTTAGAGGCTCAAGTAGAGTCTTTACAAGGTCAGGTATCTCAATTAAGTGCAGATGTAAAATCACTTTTAGAACTAGCAAACAAGTCTAAAGGCGGTCTTTGGGTAGGAATGTCACTTGCTTCTTTTGGTGGTGGCGTAGTTACTTTCATTATTGATCGAGTATTCAAATGAAAGAAGGACTGTTGTCAGGCGAAGTTTGTCCTTTACCGACCCAAGATATTACTGTTAATTTAAAGAACAGAAATAATGCTTTTGCCAAGTTTGGATATGGCCCACCTAATCCAAATGATGCAAATGATGCGTTTTGGATGAAAAAAGCCAAGATGTATAACGCACCTAGTAATGTAGTTAAAGATATGAGATGTGGCAACTGTGCCGCATTTATACAAACTCCCAAGATGATGGAGTGCATCAAAAGTGGTTTAGAGGCAGGTAAAAGCTCAAATAATGAGCTTGAATATGACCAAGAGTTTATTGATGCCGCTGATCTTGGTTTCTGTGAGTTATTTCATTTTACCTGTGCTGCTGCTCGTACTTGCGATGCGTGGAAATCAGGTGGCCCAATTATTAAGGATTAATCATGGAAAGCACTGCCGCTGAACTCGTTGGAATGCTATTTTTGGCAAGAGAAATTGCCCATAGAATTCATCTTAAAACCGCATCTTTTGCTGAACATAAGACTCTAAATGAGTTCTATGAAGGCATTGTTCCTTTGGCTGATGACTTTGCTCAACAGTATCAAGGGAAGTTTGATATTCGCTTGGACATTCCTTATGTGAATAACAAGTACAAAGGAACGATTTCTCAGGTTTTGCGTCAGCAAATGGACTGGATTGAGGCTAATCGCCAACAAATCGTACCTCGTACCGAAACAGCCTTACACAATGTCATTGATGAAATTGTCGGTCTGTATCAAAACACTTTGTATCAATTAACCTTAAAGTAAGGGTAAACCATGAGTTCTAATTCTAGTGCAATCACCCTTTTAAGCGCTGTTACTGCAACAGGCGCATCTAAGGCAGTTCAATGTGATGCTGGCAATCCAGCATTCTTACAGGTTAGTGGAATTACATCAGCTACTGTTATTTTCCAAGGTAGTTTAGATGGTACTAACTGGTCAACTTTGGGGACTTCATTAACTGCTGATGGCATTGTCACAGTAGCGAACGCTCCCAAGTATTTACGGGCTAATTGCACTGTTTATGTAACAGGCACTATCACAGCAAAAATTCTTTACTAAGGAGTCGTAATGGCAACCAAACCAAAGAAACCTATGCCTCAAGCCCCTAAAAAGGGCATTCCCATTGCAATCATGGTGGCAGTTGGCAAGCCAAAAGCTATGCCTATGCGGGGTCAGCGCACAGCAACTAACATGATGAAAAAATCTTCAAGGGGTAAATGATGGCTACAAAGAAAATGGCAAAAGTTGGCAAGGTAATGAAAGAGTGGAAAGAGGGAACTCTACACACTGGTTCTAAGACTGGTAAGGTTGTCAAATCACAGAAACAAGCAGTGGCTATTGCTTTGTCTGAAGCTGGCATGAGCAAACCCAAGAAAAAGACAAAAATGGGGTATTGATGAAATCTCCTACTTGGCAAACAAAAGCTGGTCAAAATCCAAAAGGCGGCTTGAATGCCAAGGGTAGATCATCTTATAATGCAGAAACTGGGGGAAACCTCAAGCCACCCGTAAAGTCGGGTGACAATCCAAGACGAGCTTCTTTTCTCGCTAGGATGGGCAACATGGAAGGTGCAGAGATGAAGGATGGCAAACCAACAAGGTTGCTACTTTCTCTGCAAGCATGGGGTGCTTCATCTAAGGCAGACGCAAAGGCAAAAGCTAAAGCGATTTCGTCAAGAAATAAAGGGAAGAAGTAATGGCTCTATCTACCTATCTCAGTTTAGTTAATGATGTATTGGTTCGCTTGCGTGAACCAGTAGTTACTACTGTTAGTGGAACAACTTATTCAGCCCTTATTGGCAAGTACATCAATGACACAAAGCGTCAAGTAGCTGATGCTTATGATTGGGATGCCTTTAACAAAGCTGTGACTATTACTACTGTTACTGGTCAAGTAGGTGAATATTCTCTTACAGGTGCTGGTACTAGATTTAAAACCATGGATGTTATTAACACTACACGTTACTATCAGTTAACTCCATTAGCACATGACCAACACGACATTCTCTACTACACAGTTCCCACACCTATTCAAAATCTTCCTATGTACTACACAGTACAAGGCGTAGATACAAATGGTGATTTGAAGGTCAAGTTTTGGCCTGTTCCTGATGGTGTTTATAACCTTAGATTCAGTTTGATTGTTCCTGAAACTGATTTTGTTAATGATTCAGATACAACCTTGTTGGCAAAAGAGCCTATTGTTATGGGTGCTTATGCTAGGGCATTGGTTGAACGTGGCGAGGATGGCGGTTTAAGCAGTTCTGAGGCGTATGCCTTGTTCAAGTCTGCAATGTCAGACATGATTGCTTTGGAACTTGCTCGTTCTCCTGAAAACGATGCTTTTGTGGCGGTCTAATGGCAGAGCAACTAACAGTCAGCAGTATTTCAGCCCCAGGTTTTTATGGGATAAATACTCAAGATTCTCCGCTTGATTTAGCGGCTGGATTTGCTTTGGTTGCTACTAACTGCATTATTGACCAATATGGTCGCATTGGTTCACGCAAGGGTTGGTCAAAGGTTAATTCTTCTAGTGGTAATCTAGGTACTAATGACGTTAAAGTTATCCATGAGTTAGTACAAACTGATGGAACTTTGACTGTATTGTTTGCTGGAAACAACAAGATATTTAAATTGGGTGCAAGCAATGTTGTTACTGAATTGACTTATGGGGGTGGTGGTACTGCACCTACTATTACTGCAAGTAATTGGCAATGTGCTTCATTGAATGGCATTACCTATTTCTTTCAGTCTGGTTATAACGCATTGATATATGACCCTGCTGTTAGCACTACAACATATCGTAGGGTTACAGAGAAAACGGGTTATGTGGCAACTGTTCCTGATGCTGATATTTGTATCTCAGCCTTTGGTCGTTTATGGGCGGCTAATACAACAACAAACAATTCAACTGTTTATTTTAGTGACTTAATTTCTGGTCATGTATGGTCAACAGGTACTGCTGGTTCTTTGAATGTCAACAATGTTTGGCCTAATGGTGCTGACCAGATTACTGGTTTGGCGGCTCACAATGGATTTTTGTTTATCTTTGGCAAACGTCAGATTTTGATCTATTCAGGTGCTACTACTCCATCAACTATGGCATTAAGTGACACTGTTGAAGGTATTGGTTGCATTGCAAGAGACAGTATTCAGACTACTAGCACTGATGTGCTTTTCTTATCTAATTCTGGTGTTCGTTCTTTGATGCGGACAATTCAAGAGAAATCTGCTCCTGAGAGAGATTTGTCTAAAAATGTTCGTAATGATTTGATGACTGTAATTGCTGGTGAAACACTTATAAATGTAAAGTCTATTTACTCTGAAAAAGAAGCTTTCTATTTGTTGTCAACTCCTAGCATTAGTGCTGTTTGGTGTTTTGATACAAAAGCATATTTACCTGATGGTTCTGCTAGAGTAACAACTTGGGACTCTATAGCTCCAACTGCATTTTTATCTCGCCGTGATGGTACTTTGTATCTTGGAAAGAATGGCTATATAGGTTTGTATAGTACATATCAAGATGACTCTAGTTCATATCGTATGTTGTATTACACAAATCATGCTGATCTTGGAGATCAAAATATAACTTCGATCTTAAAGCGTTTATCTGTTGTTGTTATTGGCGGAACTAACCAAACATTGACTTTTAAATGGGGATTTGATTTTAAAACAAACTATCTTTCTGAAAATTCAATAATTCCAACACAAGGCGTTTCTTATTATGGCATTGCTGAATATGGTGAAAATGCAACTGTAATTGCAGAGTATTCTACTGGCATTGCATTACAGACTTTAAGAGTTAATGCAACTGGTTCAGGAAAAATTGTTCAAACTGGATATGAGACAAATATAAATGGCTCTGCACTGTCTATTCAAAAGATTGAAATTCAAGCCAAAAATGGCAAAGTGACTTAAAGGAATAACATGACCGATTACACTAAATCAACCAACTTTGCCACAAAAGATTCTCTTTCATCAGGCAATGCTTTAAAAATTGTTAAAGGTACTGAACTTAACACTGAGTTTGACAATATTCAAACTGCTATTGCAACAAAACTAGATTCAAGTTCAGGTGCGATTACAAGTGCAACAATAACGACTTCAACTATTAATAGTTCTACTATTGGAGCAACTACTCCAAGTACAGGGGCATTCACAACACTATCTGCCACAGGCGTAACTACTTTGAGCAATGTTGTTTTACCTGTAATTGACAACATAAAATTAGGTTATACAACTACAGTAACTGCGGCTGGAACTACAACACTTACAGTTAGTAGTACCAATCAACAATTTTTTACTGGTACAACAACTCAAACTATTGTTTTGCCTGTTACAAGCACACTTGCACTTGGACTTAGTTATTTAATTGTTAACAATTCAACTGGAGTTTTAACTGTTCAGTCAAGTGGCGCAAATACGATTACAACTATTCCTGCCAATACAACTATACAATTTACTTGTATTCTTATTACTGGAACAACTGCCGCAAGTTGGTCATATTCTTATGAAGGAACTTCAGTAATACCTTACAAACAGATTCCAACAATAACCGCTACTGTTGGTTCAAACGCTTTGACATTAGGCTTAAGCCCTTGTTCATTAGATTTTAGATCATCTACGGCATCTTCAGGTGTAATAACAACAAGAAATGTAACTACCGCCATTTCATTGACTATTTCCAATGGTTCTACACTTGGTACAACAAGCGGGATACTAGCTAAATTGGCTGTATTGGCTATAGACAATGCAGGAACAATTGAATTAGCTGTTGTTAATTCAAATTCCTATGGATTTTTAGATGAACGTATTTTGATAAGTACAACTGCTGAAGGTGGAGTTGGTGCGGCAGATAGTGGAACTGTAATTTATTCAACTACTGCTAGAACTTCTGTACCATTTAGAATTGTTGGGTATGTTGAGTTAACAGAAGCAACTGCTGGTGCTTATGCCACATCACCATCTAATATTGCAGGAATGGGAGGGGGTATTGTTCCGCAATTAAATACAGCAATTACCTCAGGTACTGTTCAAACTTCACCGCCAACAACGCCACAGTATTTTGACTTTACAGGTATCCCTTCTTGGGTGAAGCGGATTACTGTGATGTTTAATGGTATATCTCAAAACTCTGCAACTCAAACTTTACTTGTTCAATTAGGTGCTGGAAGTATTGACAATGCTTCTTATGTTTCTGTTGTTGGATATTTTGGGTCAACAAATTCGGCAGGATCAACATCAGCAACGTCTGGATTTGCTTTTGCGTATGGTCAAGGTAATACAGATGTTTGGAATGGATTAATGACTTTGTGCTTAGTTGGTTCTAATAATTGGGTTGCATCTAGTATGGGTGGAACAGTTGCCGCTGGCGCATTTGGATATGGCGGTGGTGGCAGTAAAACTCTAAGCGGTACTTTAGATAGAGTTCGAATTACTACTGTGGGTGGCACAGCTAACTTTGACGCTGGTTCAATCAACATCTTATACGAGTAAACATGATTACACATTACTTTTCTGATGGACTGTATGCAAAGGAAGCTAGATTTCCTGCGGGTACTGCCATTCTTAAACACACTCATAACTTCAGTCATTTGTCTATCTTGGCTGAAGGTAAGGTTGCTGTATTGCGTGGTGACGAGATTGACATTGTTAATGCTCCTGCTTGCCTTGAGATTAAGGCTGGTTTGATTCATGGCGTTAAGGCGATTACTGATTGTGTTTGGTTTTGTATTCATGCCACAGATGAGAAAGACCCATCTAAAGTGGATGAGATTTTGATTAAAGGGGAAGAATATGCCGTTTAGTTCAATAATTAGCGCAGTAGCGCCATCAATTATTGGTGGTTTATTTGGTGGAGGAGCAGAACAAGGCTACTCTAATCAAGCTGGTGACCAAATGGCGGCGGCTAGATTGGCGGCTGAAGCGCAGAAGTTTAGACCTGTAGGTATAACTACAAGATTTGGTTCTTCTAACTTCCAAATGTCTCCTGAAGGTTATTTGACGGGTGCAGGATACAACTTAACTCCTGAGATGAGAGCCTATCAAGATCGTTTGATGGGTTTAACTGGCAATGCTTTAACTCAAGCAGAGGGAGCGCAACAACAGTATCAACCATTGTCTCAAGCGGCTACAGGCTTGTTTGGCTTGGGTCAGCAGTACCTTGCTCAGAGTCCTCAAGAAGTTGCGGCTAAATATATGCAACAACAACAGGATTTGCTTGCTCCTAGCCGTGAAAGAAGCATGGCTAACTTGCAGAACCAGTTATTCCAGCAAGGTCGTGGTGGATTGTCTGTAGGCGCTACAGGTACACGCCCAAGTGGTGCGGCAGGTTTGGGTGCTACTACACCTGAGATGGAAGCCTATTACAACGCACAGGCTCAACAGGATGCTCAGTTGGCGGCTAATGCACAACAAGCTGGTCAGCAGAACGTCAATTACGGCATTGGTTTGCTTGGTAGTGGCTCTAATTTATTGAGTCAGTATCAGACTGGTCAGACTGGCGCTCTTGCTCCATTCCAAGGATATTTAGGTGCTTCTCAAGGCATTGAACAGTTAGGTCAACAACCATTGACATTGGGTGCTGGTTTAGGTGGTCAAGCATCGGCTTATGGAGCTAATGCAGGTCAATCATTGTTGACTGGTGGATTAGCGGCGGCTCAAAGCAATTTGTTAGCGGCTAGAAACTCACCATCATCTTTGTTGCAATCAGGATTAAGTAGTTTAGGACAAAATCAACAGTTCCAAAGTGGATTAAGAAATTTCTTTAATCCTCCGTATGTTCAAAATACAAATGCGTTTTCTTATGGAGATACCACAGGGTTTTCTGATGGTATGCCAGTAACATTGTTTTAAGGGGTAAATCATGGCAACAGATATTGGTGGACTTTTTCAAACCCCTGAGCAATACCAACAAGCCTTGCAACAACAGGCTTATGAAAGGGCTGTTCAAATGGAACAAGCCCCTTGGGGTACTGCTCAACGTGTAGCCGCAAGTGTTGCAGGTAATCAGATTGGTGGTGCTATTGGTCGTGCTTTAGGTGGAGAAGACCCTCAGTTAAAGTTAATTTCACAGCGCAATCAGATTGCTAGTCAAATTGACATGAATGACCCTGCTTCAATCATGCAAGGTGCTCAAAAGGCATCGCAATTTGGCGATATTCAATTAGCAACATCTTTGGCTGATAGAGCAAAAACATTGCAAGAATCAATGACTAAGCAACTACAAGAAAGAGCAACAGCATCAAAGAGTTTTGCTGAAGCAAGTCAAATTGGCTCTACTCAACAACGATTGCAAGATATAACTCAGCAATTAATGACTCAACATAATTTAAGTCAAGCTGAAGCATCAGCAGTTGCTTCTAATCCTGAATTGGTTAAGTCTTACTACACTCCTAAATCTGCTCAAGGAATGAAATTGCTTGAATCAGGTAAATATACTCCTGAAAGCGTTACTAAGTGGCAATCAGGTCAAGGTGAACTTGAACCAATTGATAAACAAACTAAAACAACTTCTAACTTCCTTGCAAAAGCAGTTGAATTGGGTTTTGGCGCTAATGCAAAATATGGTGATTACAGTCAAGATCAAGTTGCTCAAATAAATAAATCATTATTTGATGACGAAATCAAACTTGCCGCCGCCAAAGCCATGAGTGTTCGTGTAGGCGTAGATGTTAAGGGTGAAGAAGCGTTTGCTAAAGGTCTTGGAGAACTTGATGCCAAAGCTGTTGCCGCCGCTAGAGACAAACGTGATAACTCTCTTGCCGCATTAGGTTCTTTAAAGCAATTAAATCAACTGAATCAAAATGATTTGATTAGTGGTTCATTTGCATCTGGTCGAGTTGGGGCTACAAATTTGCTTGCAAGTTTAGGTTTAGCAAGTGGTAAAGATGTTGAAAAACTAGCATCATCAGAAAATTATCAAAAAGTTGCTGGCGATGTAATTCTTTCTACACTTGGAGGAAGACTTGGTGCTGGTTTTTCTAATGAAGATCGTAAATTTATTCAAAGTTTAGTTCCGCAACTTGAAAATAGTGCCTTGGCTCGTAAACAGTTAATTGATTTTATGACAAAGAAAAATCAAGATATTGTTAATGAAACCATGAGAATGGAAGACTATGCTAGAAAAAACAAGTCATTAAATGGTTATGTGCCAACAATACCTGTTGTTGGAAGTATATCGACAACTACAAAACCATTGAATCAAATGACAACACAAGAGTTGCTGGATTTGCAAAAAACTTACAAAAAATAAGGGTTTGTCATGGCAGAATATTCATTAGCCGACATTGAAGCAGAACTTCAAAAACGTGGAGAAACCACATCCACAGGTTCTGTTTTTGACAAAGGAACTACTCTCGATGAAGTTAAAAACTTCACAACATCTTTGCTTAAAGGCTCAACAAAAGGCGTTATTGATTTGGTTGGTGGATGGGGTAATTTATATGATTATCTAAAAGAAAGCAAAGACCCAAATGCTTTTTCTAGTACAGGAATTGCTCAGGCATTAAATAAATTAACTGGTGTTAATGTTCAATCAATTCCTAGTTATCGTGGTGCTTATGAATTTGGTTCTGCTGGTGCGCCTGCAGCATTATCTACTGCTATTGGAATTCCAGGACTTTTTAAGCCATCTATAGGTGGTTTGGCAGGTGAATTTGGTGTTGCTGGTACGACAGGACTTCTTGGTCAACAAGTTGCCCCTGAAAGCCCATTAGCTCAATTAGCAATTGGTGCATCTCCTTATGTTGTAAAAGGTGGATTAAAAACTATTGGCGGTCAAATGACAAAGCCAGAAGGTTTGTTTCCATCTATTGCTGAAACACAATCTTTAGCTGATGTTGGTCGATTAACTGCTGGAGAACTTGGTTTAAGTAGACCTCAATTAGCTACTGAAGCAGGAATAGAACGTACTCCAGTTTCAGGTCAAAAACCTATTGAATTTAGACAAGCACAAGCATACGATCTTGAATCATATTTGACAAACTTGTTTAATAAGGCAAGTGGTAAAACATTAACTCCAACAGAAACTACACAAGCCGTTGTATCGTCATTTAATAACTATGGAAAATCTTTATCTTCAAAGTTAAGGTCTGATGCTAAAACTGACTTTAATGCTGCAAAAAATGCTGGTGGACTAATTGATACATCTCCTGTTGTAGATGCAATTACAAGTAAATTAGGTGAAATTCCTCCAGAAGTAAAGGCATTAGACCCTGTAAAAAATGCAATGCAACGGATTATTGACGAGTATGTAACTCCTGCAACTCCTGCACAAAATATTCCATCAACTATTCTTAATGCGGCTGGTCAACCTGCTTCTGTACAAGTAATTCCTGCTGTTCCTGCATCAACATTAAAAATCGATATAAATAGACTTCAAAAGAATTTGTCTACATGGGGAGAAGCGGCTTACTCTGGAACAGCAGATTTTGGCAAGGGAAATATCTTTGAAGGTGTTGCTGTTGGACAGGCAAAGGGTATTGCTTTAGCTGTTTTAAATGGCTTTAGAAAATCTTTAGATGATGCAATTGACAACAAAGTTGCTGGCGCTGACAAACTTGTAGAAGCAAGAGATAAATTTAAAGAAAACATTGCTCGCATTGAAGTATTTGCTGACAGACCTTTGACAAAAGCATTTGACGTAGCAAATGTTACCGATCTTGTTCCTGAAAAAGTTATTTCAGATTTAAAAAAAATGCCATCTTCTCAAAGACAATTTTTGATTGATGTCATGCAAAATAACCCAACTCCACAAGTTACTGAGGTTTTAAACTCTATTCGACGTTCAAAATTTGATGATGTTTTGAGTTCAGCACAAGTAACAGGTGGTGCTGCAACAGACCCAACTTTTAATATCAAAACTGCTTTAACTGAGATGAATAAAAAAAGTGGTGAGTTTGCTGATTTATTTCCAAATAAAAAAGATGCTAACGATGCAAGACTTGCAATGAATTGGATGAGTCGTGTTTTGTCTAGCGAATCCCCACAAATGGCTGGAATGACTGGTGGTGAAGCCTATGCGTTTACTGGTGCTACTGGTGGTGGCGCTCAAACCAGATTGGCGGCAAAAGAATTAGTTCCATTTATCCGTAATTTAGTAGCAAGTCCTGCTGATTTTGCTGATGTTATTTTTAATCCCGAATATCGCAAAGCAATGATTGATTTAGCTACAACTAAAACAATGACTCAAAAAGCTACTAATGCTTTGGCTACCTTATCAAAAGGTGCAGCAAGTTTAGGCGCAAGAGCAGGGCCAATGATGGAAACTACTGCACCGCAAGAACCTCAACAACAAACTTCAACTGAAATAGGTGCGCCTACATTGCAAGACATCGAAGCAGAATTAAAAGCCCGTGGCATTCAATAAGGATACAAAATTGACCCAATCTCTATTTGTCTTCTTGCGGCTGGCTTGGTCAAAAACATCCAAGCTGGCTGTGACCTTTATAAACAAGCTAAAGAGCAGTTTGTCTCAATCAAAAAGACTGCTAATGATGTTGTTGCCATTGGCAAGGAAGTTAAAGGAATCTTTGGCTTCCTACGCAACTTATTTAGTCCTGCTCCTGAGATCAAGTCTTCTCAACCTGTGGCAAGGGCTAAAAAATCTGATTACGTTGCTGTTGACGAAACTGAGGTTAAAGCAGAAATAGTAAAGAATCTGACTGAGTTCTTCAGGTTGCAGGAGCAATTGAATGAACACATCAGGCAAGAAGAAGAAAAATCTCGTACAGTCTATGACCCAAATGCTAACTTGATGGAGGCGGCATTAAAGAGGGTTTTGGCACAGCAAGAGATGGAGAGGTTGGTAGTTCAGATTCGTGAGTGCATGGTTTACCAATCACCCCCTGAGATGGGTGCTTTGTATTCAGAGGTATTCAAGATGAGGGACATCATTGCTGGAGAACAAGAGAAAGCAAGGAAAAATCGGGATGCAGAAACATGGCAACGAAAGGAAAAGGAGCGTCTTTTACACGAAAAGCAAGTGTATCTTCTAGTGACTATCCTCTGCCTCCTATATTCGTGGCTTCTGATAGGGTTCATAAGCAAGATTGGGAGAACGTAGTGGGATGGATTGCTGCTTGTGTACTTGTCGTATTTTTGTTGCCAATCATGGGTATGCTGTTATTGGAGACACTTGAAGCCAAGAATGAGGTTAAGCAACAAGTTGAAAAGGTTGAGAAGTTGCGTAGACAGATAGAAAGTTCTGAAAGGAAAAAGAATCGTGATAAAGAGCCTAGCACTATTTCTGATAATCCTGTGTTTGACAGGGTGCGAAGACCGATTTCGTTACAAATGCCAAGACCCAAAGAATTGGAGTAATGATGAATGCAAACCCCCAATCTGTACCGCTTCTGGTACTTGTCCCGAACAACTTGTGAAACCTGAACAGGAGAAAAAGTGATGCCTACCATTGCGTTTAAACAAAATAATCGAATGACTGCTGAAGACATTGAAATCAGGATTTGGGCAATAGTTATCGTTGCCTTGGTGATGATTCTCTTGGGTTCAATGGGAATGTTCTTGTATAGCGTTTTATTTGTAACTCAACCTATGGCTGGAATGGCTCCCATAGACAAGGTATATACACAACAAATTAG